AGGAATTGGGCCAGTGTATTGACCGTTGGGGTCGCTGATCAGAGTCCACGGGTTATTGTTTAGGTTGCCAGCCGTTCCTGGGGGTGCGCTAGGGTTAGGCTGTCCAGGAATGACCCCAGTGTAGGGACCGTTTGGAAGACTTGGATTGCTAATCCCTGGTTTAGGAGCGGTGCTGGCCTGCCCGGTTGACGTCAGATACTGCTGATACAGAGCTTGCAGTTGGGACGGGTCCATCCCATTCAACTGGCTCTGGTCGCCGCCGAATGCCCAAGATATGAATTGCTGGTCTTGACTGGGATCCATTTCAGGTCACTCTATGGATTCGCTTGGAAAATGTTGGCGAACGAATTGACAGGGGGCGGAGCGGAGCCCACCGGTGCGTAGCTTGGGACTGGCGGCGCGACAGACGGTGAGGTCTGAGGCGAGGACAAAGAGCCGAACGTATTCGCGCTCGTGGCCGAAGGCGAGAGCGGCTGGCCTGACGTGCTGGCGCCTCCAGATCCTGAGGCCTTGCCGAGGTCGCTCGCGATTCGGCTCGTCCAATAGCTCGCGTTGCCACCTTGCCAGCCGCCAGTTGCGGCGATCTGGCTGGCATAGTACGAGATGTCTGTCGGACCTGTGCCTGGTCCTGTCGGTTGTACACCCAGTGATTGATACACCTGCTGCAGTTGGCTCTGGATGTACGCGGGGTCGGTTGGGTTCGTGCTACCCGTTGTCGAAGCGCTCGGCACCGTGTTGCTCGGCGTGGTGCCTGGTAAGGTCGTTGAGCTCGTGGGCGTCGTCGTTGTGGAACTCAGCGTATTCGGCAACGGCTGGTAGGCTGGGATGTTCTCCGCCGGTAGGCCGATGGTCTGTCCGAAGCTCGAGAGTCGCTGTTGTTTCGCGGCCCACTGGTTGTAATTGGCCTGCTGAACAGCGTTCTGCGTCGCGAGGTCTTGAGCCGCTTGCTGCTTTTGGAAGGCGAGGGTATTCGCCGCCGTGTCAGACTGGAGTTGTGCGGCTTTTTCTGCGGCAGTGGCTTGCGTCTGAGCGGAGGTCGTTGAGGCATTCGCTTGTGTCTGAGCGGCGCTTTTAGCAGCGCTCGAGTCCAGCTCAGCTTTTGCTACGGTGGCTCCGGCTACGGTGGCTGCGGCCCAGAACGGAATCGCGGCGGCGACAAAGAGCGGCATAGCTAAACCTTCTTCTCCATCGACAGCAGATACTGATTGGGCATGGGCTGAGCGCCCAGCGACATTAACAGTTCTGTCACTTGATCAGAGTCCGAACCCGTGATGACGCTGGCGATCTTCTTCAAGGTTGTCAGCGCCTGCATCTGCCGCCAGAGCCGACGAATCACCACGCCTTTGGCGCGATGGTCCTCACGGATCCAGATGCCCTCGACATGCGCCAGCGTGATTAAACCCCATGCGCCGACGATCTGGCCGTCTTCGTCCTCGACCACGACGGGCGTGATCGCCTCAGGGTTGACCTGCGACAGCATCGGCCATTCAGGAGAGAGACGGTCCCATTCATCGCGCGGCAACACCCGGCTCGTCATATGGATTCCACCATCAGCGAGAGCCGATAGTTCATCTTTCCTGGCGTCGTCGAGCTGTAGGTGACTTGGTACGTGATCGCGGTGCTCTGGTCCACAATGATCGGGAAGTGTAGCCCCTGCTGCGTCGTCGTCGTGTCTCCGGTGACGGCCACGCCTTGTGAGGTCAGATTCACGCCAGATTCTGTCCAGCCAATCTGCAACTGAAACGAACTCCCAGCCCCATCAGGAGCCGTCACGCGCATGTAGGACGTGACGCGGTATGGGCCATTCTGGAGCACTGGCAAGGAGAGCGCGGTCGCGCTGATTGAGGCGTGCTGCGCCAATAGATTGAGCGTCGTGCCGACTTGCTGAGTGGCCGATCCAATCGCGCCGTAGACGTTCTTGAAGAGCCAGCGGTACCAGTCAGGCGAGACATAGCTATCCTGTCTGTCTGCCGTGACAGGAGCCTTATCTGGAATCGGATCAGGCTTGAAGCTCATCGCTGACCTGTTGGCGCGTCATTGTTGATGTACGCGTCGACAATGCGCCACGACACAAGTGGGTCGCTGACGGTCAACTGGTTCACGCGGTCATGCGGGACGCCGAGTTGATTCAACCGGATGAGGGCGCGGTATTTTCCGACCAGTCCGAGGCTCACATCGCGTTCAGTCGAAAACGTGCGGCCTCCATCGTCCGACGTGCGGTGCATGATCGTGGCGTTGCTGCCTTGTCCGGTCTGGAGTGAGGTCCCTGCCTCCATGTAGTATTCCTGCCGGCGAATCGGGATCGGTCGATGCTCGCTGAATGGTCCAGGTGCTTGCCGTAGCCTCCGGATGGCGGTGCCGTCAAGCTCGGTGGGGTTGTTGATCGACATCACGGCGATCATTCCGGTCGAGGCGTCAGCCGTGAGATGCTGACCAAACGCGAACGTATGCACGCGAGGTTTCCAAGCATCATAACGGTTCAACGACGGGTTCCAGTAGCCGCGGCGGTGCCATTCGCCTGTTTCAAGATCGGCCACCCACGTCGCGTTGGCTGTGGGGAATCGCAGCACGTACCACGTGTGGCCTTGGTCCTGGTACACCATGCCCTCTGCATCAGCAATTGTTGATGTCAGGGCATAGTTGGCGATGGCTGCCTCCACGGCGTAGTCGCTGAACCGACGAGGGGCGTAGCCGACTGTCCTGACCACTATCCCTGTGCCTTCAGGGGTCTGCGAGAGCCAGATCACGGAGTAGCCAGCGGCCACGAGTGAGAATGGCGCAATGATGCCGTACTTGAAGTTGAGGCCAGTCCGAGGCGCGAATGGGAAGGGAAAGCTCCCGGCGTCATACCAGACATCTCCTGACAGCGAGCCAATCAGCCAGATGTCAGGCGGGTTGACCACCATCGCTTTCCACGTGTCAGGAGCGGCTGACCGCTGCGCGAACTGTGTCGGATCCCAGCTCGTGACGTCATTGACCGCTGAGATCCCGATCTTCCCTGTCGAGTTGTCAAACGCGATACCGAAGCCATCGAGCATTCCTACCTGAGTCGCTTTGCCTGTGAGAACCTGCGTCAGTGTATTGGTGCCGAGCGCCAAGCAATAGCCATTGCTGCCTGAACTGATCAGCGCTTGGTTGCCGACCACGCCGTTGAACGCGAACTGCGCCATGTTGTTATCTTGCGTCACATCTCCGTAGGCGCTCGTCAACTGCGTCGTAAAGACTTCGTAGACCTGACCGCCCATCACTGCAAACGTGCGCGCGTTCATGGTGGCGAGCGCTCTGCCACCGATATCTTTCACGGACGCGAACGAGGTAAACCCTGGCGTGGGGTAGAGCGCCTTCCGAGTCTTCGCGTTGGGGCTCTCGAGCGATTCGACGTACCAATTCACCGTGTCCTCGCAGTCCGCAAGGATCGACTGTGAGGTGTACGCCGAGCCACAGAAGGCGGAGTACTGCACTAGGGTCGCCCTGTCGTGGAATCTGAGAGGATGTTGTAGATTCCATTGCGCACGGTCAGCGCAGCATCGAAGCTCATATCCATCATCTCAGTATTCGGTCGCTTCAGTGCGGCCTTGAGGTCCATGGCGTTCTTCACAAGGATCGGATCTGGAGGCAAGTTCTCTCGGAATGTAGACGCTAAGAGAACCGCTAGATTCTCTTCAATCGCGAACAGATACGCGGGTGGCAGAATGACCGTGTTCGTGGCCGCCCCTAACTGGGCGACGGCTGATGGCGCGTACATCACGCCAGTCAACTGCGCTTGGCTCGGGATCATCCACAGGTACAACGACCCAAGGTTATTCGTGTAGGTCGGCTGATAGTAGTAGGCGCCTGGCAACGGATTCGTCATGGTCTTCAGCGGAATGGCGTCGTAGGCATCTCGCGTCAACGGCGTCATGGGCCGCTCGAGCGGCACTGTCAGGCTGTCGTCGCGGTAGTTAATGTGGTCAATGTAGGCCGGCCGCGCCACGTTGATATCACCACCGCTCCCGACTGTATACGGGTTGGTCGGCGTGCCTTTCGTGCTCGTCAGGCTCCATGTCGTCACGGCTTGAAACGGCATCGTCATGCGCTCTGCCGCCCAGGAGTCGAGCATCATGTTGAG